ATATTTGGATTTTGTAGTAAAAATCTTTGATCTACGCTATTATTTGCTAGGAATTGTATCTCTAATACTGTTCCTTGAGAAACTTCAATAGGATCAGTAGGAGATCCAAATGATGCAACACCATTTTTAATCGCAGCATGTAATGGTTGAGCGATTGAGAACCTATATGTAGTGTTATTTGCACCACCTACACACACTAAACCTGGTTTTAAGTACAGTATTGGTTCAGTTGAATCAGTTTGTACATCAAAATAAATTGATGCCTTTGAGGAGGATTTTGAACGGGGTATATAACCAATATTTCTTGCAAGAGAAACAACATTCTCTCTAATTGTTGCAGAGTCTAAGAAGGATTCATTAGCAACTAAGTTTGCATTAAACGAGTTAATGTAAGTGTTATATGCTAAAGTATCAATTAAAACTGAGAAGTTGGATCCTTCAAAGTCAAAATCACTAAAATTGCTATTTGCACGAAGATAAGACCGTATTTGAGCCTTAATTTCGTCAAAATCTAAACTTGTAAACTGAGTAAAAGGCATATTACTATCTTGTTGGTTCTAAAAGAAAGGAAAATGATTGTGTAGGTACTGGTAGTCCCTTAATATCAAACACTATAGTAACATTAAAAGCGTTTGAATCTACGTATGGGTCTACTTGTGCCGTTAAATTTTCAACTCTAGGTTCATATAATTCAATAGTCTCATTAATTTGATCTTCTATTACCTTAGTTAGGGTAGGATAGAAGTTCTCAAAGAGACTTGCACGTATATCAGTTCCTAAATTGGAGTTAAAGAACCTTTCTGTGGGAATTGTTTCTACTAAATTTCTAACAGATCGCACTATTGCACGTTCATTCTTCAAGACTGGAAGATCTTTTGTCACAGGATGTGGTTTAAAAGATAGACTTATATCTTTAAATGATTGTGATGTGCGTTGGACTGCCATCTAAATGGTATATTTAGTATTATCTCCCTTTATTTATACCTAATATTACGAATTACTTTAAGCTGCTCCAGTTTTTGGATATTCTTCCATCCAAGAGGTTAAAATGTACTTATTTCCACCAATTGGAGGGTTTCCACGATGAATATGAGTCCAATGAGCAGGAAAAATCACATATTTACCTGCTTGTGGTTTGATTCTAACCGACTGATGAAGGAATTCTGTCTCTCCACCTTCAAAATCATCGTTCAAATACATTAAAGTAACTAATTGGCGATAAGGTTGGTTTCCACCTTGATCAGAATGCCATGCATGAAACCCTTCACCTGGTTTAGTACGTTGTAATTTACAAAATTTATGTTCCATTCCTCTAATTGCTAGACACTCATACTTTTGGAAGTATGATGAGATTGCCATAGCAGATATTTTTTGCCAAATATAGTAGATTTGAGTTGTTGATTGACTTGAAAACTCATCTACATGATTATTATATGCTCCTCCAAGTATTTCATTCAAGAATAATTGAGTATCTTTAGTTTCTAATGAAGTTCTAGGTATATGAACACCTGCTTTCTGCATTGTTTCAAAATAATCAATAAGAAAACCCAGATTTAATTCATCTGGGTCAAATAAAAATTCCGAAATAAAGTTATCGTGATGTTTAAAACCTAATATATTAGGCATTTCATTCATTTTCCTTGACCTCTAGTTCTCTTTTTCGCCTTATTACGAGACGTAGCGGAATATTTTGTATGTTTACCGTTTCCTTGACGAGATTTTTTTGGTGTTGCCTCTACAAATACGTTTCCATTAATACCAGTTCGAGTTGCCATAATTAATTTGCCTTAATTTCAGTTCTTAAATGTTGTGGTGGGTGAGAACCATTATCATAAAATTCATATGCAAGGTCCTCCATAGCACTAAAGTATTCATCTTGGGTGAGATCTTCATAAAGAAGTTTATCACCCTCAAAGATACTATATAACTCTTTGTTTTTCATGTCCTACACGAATACGAGGATCGCACCATATCTCAAATCCTGCTTCTTTTGCATCTAAACAGAACGAGACGTCTTCGCCACACATATCTTGTACTTCACCTGATTCAAAGACTTGCATCTTTGGAGCAAACCAAGGATACTTAAGTTCTTCATGTTCAAATACACCATGTTTGATGAGTGTCCATCCAAAACCAGTGTAATCAACAGTAAATGGTTTCTTTCTTTTCGAGATGCTTTCGATGGTTTCGTGATTCATTACGCCACCATTCGAGCGAAAATCGTCTTCTTCCATCCAGTGTGCAACCGAGGTGGTTTTGCCATCTTCTGTACAATACCAACCAGCAGCGATGTCCTGATCCATAAGAATCAATTGCCAGAACTTCTCTGAGTTGAATACAATATCGCTATCGATCCAAAGTTGATAATCATACTTTAACTGACCGTCCCAAGGTAACTGATCTGGTCCACGCAAGACGTTTGCACCTAAGCACTTACAACGTGCAAAGTTGACCATTGATGAGTAATCCTGTGAGATTTGGATACTTGCTCCATTCTGTACCAGATCAAAGCATAGTTGTACAAAGCTCTTTAAAAATGCATATGATACTCCTCGACCAGGTAAACAGAATACTACTGTTTTACCTTTAACTAACTCCTTTGCCTTATCAAAATCCCACTCAGGTTCTTTCTTGACTACAGGAGATTTCGCTTTAACTGTAAATCCCTTTTTTGCCATAATGTTATGTAATTACACACTAATTATATCTGATAATGTGTTAAAAGTCAATAAGATTGAGTCGGTCTCTCCCACCAAAAGGTACGGTTGGAAAGGTATTAAATGATATACTAACACGATTTGTTTCTGATCTATTCACAGGAACACTATGAGGTTGTAGACTTGAAAATATTAATAGATTGCCAGGTATAGATGCTATATCACAACTACTACAAGTATATGGATTAAACTCAGCATCTCCATCAGGGTCATCAAAGTTATATGCAAAGTTCTTTAATCCACTATGAAAAGTAATTGGAGAACCTTTATCACCATCAGATGCAATGTAAAATACTCCACTTAACCAACTATTACTATGCCAATGAGAAGGATGTTGTTTACCAGGTTGATTTACATTTACCCATGACTGTTGTATCGTTGCAGTATGATCAGTATCACATATCTTCTTTGCATAGATTTGAATACTTTCTAAGAAGAACTTATTTAAATCTTGGAAAATCTCCTGTTTTAAAATATAACGATCAGATGACTTTGCATTACCTTCACTCTCTTGATCATATTCTAATGTCTTAATATACTCAAAGATAGGATCTAATTCACCTTCATAAGTAAATGCCATGACGGGTGCAATAGAAAATAATGGCAATACTTCTCCTTTCATATTAAAAATAATTAATCGCTATAAGTATACGAGTCTTCTCATCAGTACATGTACTACTACAATGTGGACGAGAACCATCATGTATAGTACACTTATTCCTTACACTCATTGATTTATTCTGTTGAGTAAAAGGATCTGTACCATCACATCCATTTACAAATATTATATCATCTAGTGTTTGCGATGCTTCAATGGTTACACCTTCATCTGCCATGAGTGTATAACCATTATTCGTATTCATATACAACAATGCTGCTTTATGGGAGTAACTAAAATCAACATGCGGACTATGTACAATCTGACGTCCCTGATTCGTGTACATTAATACTCGTGTTCTGATTAATGCTTTCACACCTAGTGCATTATAAACACCTTCTAGGTCATTGTGTATTCTACTATATGGTTGATGATTATCAAAAACTGAATGCACAAAGTAATATGCATCATCATTCGGATCACCTTTATACGCTACCTGTCCCTGAAATAACCAAGGAAATTGATTATTACCCTTTGTGATCTTATCATATAAGTGTTGAAAATATTTCTCATCTAAAAAATTTTCAATCTCTTCATAAATCATTTAATAACTTGCATCCTGTAGTAGATCTTTTTGATCCTCTGTATATACTATCTCTTCATACTCTATCTCATCTTTATAATATGATTTGTAGATCCTATCCCATATGATTTTAAACTCATAATCATCTAAGTCTTTGAAGAGAACTTCTCCTCTCAAGTATATGTGATAGGTGCTACTCATTACGCTTCTTCTATAAAAATAATGTCTTTATCAGTTTTGAATTTTAATTCAGTATCTTCAAACCATCCTTGATCATTTATAATCCATTCAGGTATTCTAACAAAATATTCACCAGTAACAGTATCAACCTCTATAGCGTATGTTTCTTCTGCGGAATTTTTTTGCATACCAACGATTCTGTCTTTGACATTATATATCACTTAAGTATTTTTTGCAAGTGATCCTGTGGGCGTTTTTTAATATGGGAAAAAAAATTTGAAGTCTCATGGAATATTGTTCTCGCTTTCGTAACACTTTGTAGGTTAGGGTAGTTAGTGGTTTTTAAACGGGGGGCGGACGGGGGCGAACCCCTGCCATATCACGCACGAAGGGTGTCCCCCCCTACTGATCAGGTGGCACTGCCTCCCCTGATCATCGCTCTGCGATCTCTCTTATATTGGATCTTCGCCCGTGCGATCACACCCTCTAAATCTTCTACCATGCACTTCCCTAACCCACGGGCAGGAGTGAACGTGCCGCCTCTACCTGATGAAACTCTGGTCAGAGTGCCTCTTAGGTTTGTATCTGAAGCACGAACTGCACCGATTGCTTTTGCCATAACGAACCTTTGTGTGTATGTTAATAGTATAATGGAAAACCCCCCACGAATGGAGGGTCAGTGGACAGTTTACTAACTGGCATAAAGGTGCTTGCGTCCTTCAACCCATGTGTACAATGACTCATAAGAAGGAACGGGTTGCCACCCAAACAAATATGACTCGTATGGGAACGGATAAACAATTGGATTCTCCAAGAAGAATTCGTCATTATCTTCGCTACGCTCATACCCGTAAGCAAGGTAACATAGGTTGAGGATTTGTTCTTGGGAAAACATTTGAATGTTCTTTTGTGTGTATGTGTTTATTATAAGGGGTGATCACCCACGAATGGGGTCACCCTGTGCCAGTTCCTAAACTGTACCAAGCAAACCCAACTCCTTCACTCTTCGTGTTAGGTTTTCTTCGGTAAGTACCTGAACATTATCTCTCTCCTTAGAAGTCCATTTAAACGAACCCACTACATCTCTGCTCATGTTAGTGGTTAAGGTTTGCTCAATGTATGCCCGTGTTTGTATTGCGAATACAAAATCATCAGGGCGAACACCTAACCCGAACACCACATCATAATCAATATTTTTCTTTAACCCATTCCATTGAAACTTTTTATTACTATCCTCCGTGGCGGTTTTAACTTCTATCTTTAGGGTGTTAACGGTTGTACCCTCTGAATCATATACTTCTACGATCACATCATAATCACCCTTCTCTGCTCCCACTACGTTCACATCTACAACAAAATCACTAGGATAGTTCTTTGTGAATACATGCTCCAAGGTATCAGCAACAATGCCTTCTCCTCCATCACCCTTCGGGGTGTTATCGGATTGCTTCCAAATATAATTCCTCTTAGGTGTGCCATCCGCATTAAACCACGAACCCTGAACACGTTGTTGAAGTGATTGGGTTGCAGATTCGGTGATTGTAGAGAAACTCATTTTAATGGTTGTTTGCTATAAGATAATTATAAACCCCCACTCATCAGAATGGGGGTTATGTGTGCCAGTTTACTTACTGTCCATTGTGGTACTCACCCATTAGGCATTTGCCGTACCATATCTCAGAGTGTCCATACTCTTCGGATAAACCGAGGCATATGCCCCAACACTCATCTAAAGTTTTGAAAACTGAGTTTTCATGTGGTGCAGATGCACATACTACAGCGTAAGGGAACGCAGGATTGAAAGTGGTATTTGGATTAAACATATACTTATTATAGTCATAGGAAAGGGGGAATGGTGTCCCCCTTGTGCCACTACGTCAACTGGCACTCTCAAACATCTTACGGGCGGTTCTTTCTATATGCTGTACTGTGCCTACTGATATTGAGCATAACTCCTCCATCATATCAGGGGTTAACTTGTTGTGAACACGGAACTGCTCCCACGCTTCGTCAAAGCAGGTTTCCATTAATGCTTCGTTGTGTATGCTGCTCATTTGAATGATTGCTTATTACTCTTTTATTATACCAATAAAAAACCCCCTGTGAAGGGGATTTGATAACTCTTAATAATCATTTAAGATTGAGGTTCTTCTGCGTGGTGCATATGTAAGAACCTCTTCCTTCCTTCTACGCTCTGCTTCTTTGAGTGCTGCGTAGATTTCATTTGTTAAAGGTTGCATTTAAAAAAGGCAGGTGGTTATAAAGAGTATTATACTAAGGATAGCAAGGGCGTTACGCTCTTCTTTCACATCCTTAACACTTTGTAAGGCATCAAAGATTTGTGCCTTAGTATTTTTCAGAGTGATCTGAGTCATTTAAAAATCGTTAGGTGATTTCAGATAAGAATCAAGGTCTTTCTTTGCGTCATCTGAAAGTGTTTCAGAGATGGCATCCTCCATAAGTGCTGCAATAGCATCATCTGTGAGGTAGTCATCGAAGCGGTTGAAAGTCATTGATCTTTGTCTGATAGGTTTATAATAGCAACTCAGAGAGGAGTTGCCACTCATGGTGTGCCAGTTAGTTTGCTGTCAGGGTGTTGAAGAAATCCTGTGGCATTACTGTAGCATTAACTCCATCTAACCACTTGTTAATGTGGCGTGATGTTGTTACGCTCCACTTACGCTCTGTTCTGTAGTATTCGTAGTCAGGTGTCTGACACGCTACGGGAGTGTTGTA